AGAGCTGCAGGTGGTGGTAGTGTAAATAAAGGAGCACAACGAATGTATCAATTAATGAATAACTTAGAGGCACGAGCATAATGGCAGTAGAAGAAACAAGGCAACTCTATGACCCGCAGTTAACGGGTTCGAGAACAGCATTATTAACTAGTGTAGATAAATTAGGAGCAGGTCTTGCTTCACAATTAAGAAACTATACAGGTTTAGATACATCAAAGTATGCACCAGAAATTGCAGATCAAACTGATTTACAAAAAGGTTTAGCTGCACAAGCTCAAGGTTTAGGTGCTTTAGTTGGACCAGGTATGGAATTACCAGCAGGAGTACAAGCTGGATCTATCGAGGCATACATGTCTCCTTATCAACAACAAGTTATAGACGCATCCCTTGCAGAGTTTGATAGAAACGCTGCTATACAAAATCAAGGTTTAAGAGATCAAGCTATTCAAATGGGAGCTTATGGTGGTGGTAGAGAAGGTGTAATGGCCGCGGAAGCTTTAAAAAATCAAGGACTGAACAGAACACAACTACAAGCACAATTATTAAATCAAGGATTTCAACAAGCACAAGCCGCAAGAGCTGGAGACTTAGAAGCTCAACAAGGATTAGGTACTTACCAACAACAAATAGGTCAAGCTAATCAGGGATATGATCAAGCTGTTTTAGATGCAACACAAATTGCAAATAGAGAAGCACAGTTCCAACCATTTACACAAATAGGTTTAATTGGACAACAGCTATCACAGCTAACTCCAGGAACAATGCCGATTTCAACTACAACTACAACACCAACACCAGCGGCACCAGTTAGTCCACTATCTCAATTTATTGGTGGAGCAGGAGCTATCGGTGGTTTACTTGGAAAATTAACAGGGTAATTAATGAGTAGAATTTTAAGACGACCAATGTTTAGAGGCGGCGGAAAAGTTTCTAGTTATGGAAATGGTATCGCGTCGGGAATGGGTTATGCCGGTGGTGGTAGAGTTAATTTAAATGTAGGTGGAAGTCCGTTTGGTGCACCAATCATAAAAGTACCTCAAGCAACACCTCCAAATACAGGTGGAAATATTTTAAATAAAAACGTAGGAAGAATGAGTGGTATAGCTCAAAAAGGTGCTAACTTACTTAAAAACCCAGCTTTAAGTGAAGCAGGTATAATGAATGCAATTAAAAATTATGGCCCTAAAGCTATTAATGCAGTTAGAGGATTAGGTGGTGCAGCTATTTCTAGATTTCCTGCATTATCTTTTGGTTTAGCTGGAGAATATTTAACAAGACCACAAGATGTAGATAAAGCAATCTATCAACAAGAAGGTTATGGTCCAATCGAAGGTAGAATAAGACAAGTATTAGATCCTACATATATGTCAAAAATGAAAAAGGTATATGAACAAGGATACAATGAAGATGGTCAACTTAATGCTTTAATAAATCAACAAATAGAAAATGATGAAAACCCTGCTAACGAAGCAGAAAAAAATCCTGGTGTAGAAATTAATGTTAACGAAGAAGGTAAACCTACAGAAAAAGTTTTAACTAAAAAGGAAAGATTAGATAAAGCAGCTAAAGAATATGAAGATATTTTAGGCGCAGGTATTAAAAGAGATTCTATCTTTGATGCAATGATTGAAGGTGGTACAAGATTATACGAAGGTGAAGGCGTAGGATCTGCAGTTAGAGCAGCTAACAAAGCACTTGACCCTATACAAAATATTAAAACAGCTTCTAGAAAACTTGCACTAGAAGAAGACATAGCAATTAGAAAAGCAATTGCAACTGGTGCAGCTAAAGATACAGACATGTCTAGAAAAATTGCTGCATTAAGAGCAGGCGGTTATACTCCTCAACAAATTGCAGATGCAATAGCAGGAATTAAACCAGAAACTCTTGGAGAAAAAGTTTCTAAACTAGGAAAAGTTGATGGCTACGCAGAATACATTAAAGAAAATAGATCTGATGTTAATGCTGTAGTTACTTCTAAATCAGATACTTCACAATTACCTGATGGAAAATATTATATAGCTGACAAGTTTACTATTGTTGAAGTTAAAAATGGTCAGGTAGTAAAAGGCAGCGCGGAAATAATAAAAAGTTCATAGGAGGTTAGATGGCTAGTTTTGGAGACCAACTTACTGATACCGGCGAAGTAAAAGTAGACGAAGGTTTATCTTTTGGTGAACAAATAGATGACAGTCCTAGTAACATCGGTACATTTATGGCGGGTATTGGTTCAGGTTTTTTTAAAATACCTGAAGGTGTAGTATCTCTTGGTGCAACATTAATTGATTTAGGAGCGGGGACCGATACAGCTACAGAAGTAGAAGAATTTTTTGCAGATATAAATCCTTTTGATGAATACGCACAACAAACTACAGCAGGAAGAATATCAGAATTATTAGTTAACCTTGCAGTACCTGCAGGACTAGCAGCAAAGACAGCAGGTAAATTAGCAGACGTTGCTTTAGCAGGAAAAAAAGGTGGTAAGTATTTAAAGTTTGGTGCGCAAGCAGGAGCAGCAGGTGTAGCTGACGCCATAGCTATAGCAGACGTAGAAGAAGCAGGAACTCTTGGAGATTTAGTTGGAGGTATTACTGCAATAGATAGAGAATCAGATAACCCACAAACAGAATTATTAAACAGATTAAAATTTGGAACTGAAGGTGCATTATTTACTGCAGGTTTAAGTGGTTTATTCACAGCCTCTAAAAGACTAGCAACAGAGGGAAAGAATTTAAGATTTAGTAATAGTAAATTTAATAGAATGTTAGATAAGTTTGGTTCTAAGTTTAGAGCCAGAGCTGGTAAGACACAAGAATTTTTTGATGCAGAAACTGCATCTATAGGTGAAAGAGCTGCAGATGTTAACATTGCAGAGAACGTTGGTTTTACAATTCAAAAACAAATGGATAAAATTTTTCCAAAGATAAAAAGAGTTGGAGATCAAATGCCTGATGTTACTAGAAAAAAATTAACTGAAGAAATGGGTGATTTATTATTATCTGGTAGACCTATTGTAAATGAAACTGGTCAAGTTATTTTTGGTCAAATGGATGAAGCAGTTGCAAGTCCTTTAAGAAATAAATTAATAGCTAAAGGTATGGCTCCAGAAGCAGTAGATGAAGTGTTTGAAGAATTAACTAGAATTAGAGGAACGTGGGGTACATTGTTTTCTGGTTTAGGACAAAGACTTGATGATACTAGTTTAACTAAATTTAAAGATGTGATGAAAGATAAATGGAAAGATTATCTTGGTGCTAATTATAGATTGTTTCAAAATGATTCTATGATTCCTGCATTAAATTATAAACCTGCAACAGAAGCAGTAGATAAATTAAAACAAGTATTTATGGATGCTAAACCTGGACTAGGTTCTGTCGAAGCAGAAAATTTAGTAGCTGATGTATATAAAAATGCAACTTTACCTGCTGGTTTCAAACTAGATAAATCAACAGATGTAATATTTAACTTACCTGATTTTGTAGCAAAAACTGTATTAGATGATGCAGCTAATTTTAAAGGTATAGCTAACATGTCAGAACTTAAACCAGAATTTAAACAATTGTTTGGAGAATTATTTGGTAAAGATAAAAGTGCATTACAAATGATTTTAAATGGCACTAACAAACTATCTATGATTACAAGACGTAATCAATTTTTAGATAATTTAGTTATGGAATCTAACGAACAAGCAACTAAACTTGCAGCGGGTACGGCTACAGGCACTAGACCAATGTTAGTTAATACTAGAGAAGAAGCTGTTAAATTTTTTGGTGATGACTTTAGACAAATTAATATGGACCCAGGTAAAAAACTATCTGCAGGTGGTGTTGATTTAAAAAGACTGGGTGAAATAGAAGGAGCATCTGATCAAGTAGCACAAGGAATTACCAATCCATTAAATGGTAAATTTGCAATCAATGGTATTGCAGATGCACTTGAGACTACATCAAAAGATTTAGGAGCTAAAGGTATGGTTGGTAAGATGTATGAAAACTTTATTTTATATCCTAAAGCTACATCACAGATAGCTAAAACAATTTTATCACCTATTACTCACGTTAGAAACTTTTTATCTGCTAGCGCATTTGCAACCGCGAATGGTGTTATACCTAATCCTGCAGCTATCAAACAAGCTTATAGTGCATTACAAACAGGATTAAAAGGTACAAGACAACAAAATGAATTATATCAAAAACTTTTAAGACTTGGTGTTGTAAACTCACAGGTACAAGTAGGAGATTTAACTAAACTATTAGAAGATGTTAAGTTTGGTGAAACTATGAATTCATATAATGGTTTAGATAAATTATTAAAACCATTTAAAAAAGGATTTAAAACATCTCAAGATTTATACACAGCTGAAGATGACTTTTGGAAAATTGCATCATGGGCTACAGAGTCTAAAAGATTAGAAGACGCTTTTGCTAAACAAGGTTTAGGTAGAGGTAGTTATTTTAAAAATGCAGCTGGTGAAAACATAAGACTAACTCAAGATTATTTTGAAAAAGAAGCAGCTAACATAGTTAAAAATAATATACCTAATTATTCTTATGTATCAGACTTTGTAAAAGGTTTAAGAAAAATGCCAGTAGGTAACTTTGTATCTTTTCCTGCAGAAATTATGAGAACAAGTACTAACATTGTTAGACGTGCGTTAGATGAAATTAGTTATACCGCAACACTTGCAGACGGAACTACAATTAATCCACTTGCTAATATTGGTTACACAAGATTAGCTGGAATGGCAGCTACTACATTAGCTGTGCCTTACGCAGCAGTAGAAGGAGCTAAAGCATTATACAATGTTACTGAAGATGAAATGGATGCAATGAGAAGATATGTTGCAGACTGGTCTAAAAATTCTACACTAATTCCATTAAGAGATGAAGAAACTGGTAAATTAAAATACGTAGATTTTTCTCACATGAATGCATACGATACAATTACAAGACCACTACAAACAGTTTTAAATAGAGTAGGTCAAGGTGAAACTGATAATGACGGTATGGTAGATGATTTTATTTTAGGTTTAATTGACTCTACAAAAGAATTAGGATTACCATTTATATCAGAATCAATTTGGACAGAAGCATTAACAGACATTACTATTAGAGGAGGTAAAACTCCAGAAGGTTATCAAGTTTGGAATCCTGAAGATACGATAGGTGGTAAAGTATCTTCTATGGTAGGACACCTTGTAGAATCACAAGCACCTTTTAATTACAAACAATTAAATAGAATGAGATTAGCATCTAAGCCTATTGATGATGAAGGTAGATTTGATGAAAGAGGAAATGAATATGAATTAGGTAATGAACTTGCAGGTATTGCTGGCTTGAGAGCGATTGATATAGATCCTGCTAAAGGAATAACTTATAAAATTTCTGAGCTACAAAAAAGAGAAAGACTTGCAAAAGATTTATTTAAAAGACCTTCACTAAAAGGTGGAGTAGTTACACCAGAAGAAATTGTAGATGCATATATAAATGCTAACAGAGCTCTGTTTGCAGCTAAAAGTAATTTTATGAAAGACTATGACGCAGCAATAACTTTAGGGATTAGTGGTAATGATCTTGATGAAAGAATGAATCGTGTTTCTAAAAGAGATAGATTTGCAATTGAAGATGGAGAGTTTAGACCTTATGAACCATCTAGAGATATTATAGATAAATTTGAAGAAAACGCAATTAGACTAGGAGTTTCTAATCCTTGGAATCAAGCTGAACCAGCAATAGATGCAATTAAATCTTTTATAGAAGTAGCACCATTATCTTTAGAAGGTTTACCTGATATAGAAAATCCATTTAGATCAACAACTCCTACGGTTGATTTAGGTGCAGCAGCTAATTTAAATACAATAGGTGGACAACTAACAGGTGGTGATTTACTAGCAGGAGTAACAGTTCCTAACACAGGAGAGTTACCTTTTGATCAACTAAAAACTAACCAACAAAAAATTGCTAAAGGACAAGGCATCTTTAAAGATGATATAACCTTCGGCGGATAACCCTATGGCTATAGAACCAAAAACAACAAGAGAACACATCATATCTTTATACGGACATATGACTGGAATTAAAAAAGACATTGCTAAAAATAAGCAAGACTTAAAACATATTCACGAAGACGTCGAGAAATTGGGCGGAAAGATAGACAAGTTCTATTGGGTTCTCTTAGTAGCTGCGGGCACAACTACACTCTTCGTGATAGATTTATTTTTTAAATAGGAGGAAATATGCAACTTAGTCGTAACTTCAGTCTTCAAGAACTTATCAAATCAGACACAGCCATACGTAAAGGTATTGATAACAATCCTAATTCTGATCAAATAGAAAAATTAAAATTACTTTGTGAAAATATTTTGCAGCCAGTGCGGGACCATTTCGGCAGAGTTAAGATAACCAGCGGATACCGTTCAACAGAATTATGTACAGCCATTGGCAGCTCTGTAAATTCACAGCATGCCAAAGCCGAGGCCGCAGACTTCGAATGTGTTGGAGTTGACAATGCTGAACTTGCTGATTGGATACATAGAGAACTTAGCTATGATCAGTTGATCGTCGAGTACTATACGCCTGGCGAACCTAATTCGGGATGGATACACTGTAGCTGGATCGCGGAACAACCTAGAGCTAGTTTTTTATGGGCTTATAAATCAGAAGGTAAAACAAAATACAAACCTATTCTTGGCAAAGCAAAAGATTTAGTATAAACACCTCCAATGGAGAACAGTTTATTAGTACACAAACATTTAATTGTTAGAGCAGAAGTTTCACGTCCACCTATGGATGAAGAACAACTTACTGAATGGATGAAAGAATTTGTGGAGTCTATAAATATGAAAATATTTATGGGTCCTTATGTTAAGTACTGTTCAATGCCAGGAAACCGTGGCATCACAGCCGTTGCAATTATTGAAACTTCACACATCGCTATGCATATATGGGATGAAGTTAATCCTGCACTAATGCAGTTTGATGTTTATAGTTGTGGAGAGTTTGACGTAGAGAAAATCTGTAACAAAATTAAAAAAGATTTTGATACAAAGAAAATAGAATACAAGTTTTTGAATCGCGAAACGGGATTAGTGGATTTGTAATTTTCAGCAAAAATACTTTTGTCTTAGAAAATCCTATCTACACATACAGCCTATAAAATTACCAGAGCCATCATTCATTATATGTAAGTTTAAAGTGTCGACATATCCTGTTAATTTTATTCTAAGTATGTCACATAAATCAAAACAATCTATTTCTGAGGTTATAACTATACCTTCCATTAATTTTTTTGTAACAGGTATCAATTGATACAGACCATCATTTAATATAATTAAATCCATTCTCTCCAATCCTCATCCATAATTTCATTAGCAATATTCATTTTCTTACGCAATGCTTTTACTATCTTTTCATCTACAGTTTTTGGTGCTATAAAGTCGACATATGTTACCGACTTCGTTTGACCTATTCTGTGTGCTCTGTCTTCTGACTGTAGTCTTTTTTCTAAGTCATATCCATTAGAGTAATAAACAACTGTATTTGCACAAGTAAGTGTAATACCATATCCACCAGTCTGAGGATTACCTATAAAAAATCTAGCTTTAGAATCTGGATCTTGAAATTTTTTTATATTTTCTTGACGTTGTTCTGCCGGAATAGCGCCATAATATTGTACTATAGAGTCTTCTCCAAATTCATCACTAATAACTTTTACTATATTCTCTATGTCATAAACGTAGTTAGCCCATATAATTACTTTACCTTCTACCTCTTCCAGTAAATTAACTAATTCTTTTAGTCTGTTGTTTTTAATTTCTGTAATAGTGCCATCATCATTTCGTAAATGACCACACGTAATCTGGTGCAAACGCATCATTTGTGTAAGCACGTGAGGCGCTGTAGCCATCTTACCTTTTAGTAGAGCGAGGGCCGAGGATTTCATGGTAGAATAAGCTTTGTTTTGTTCATCTGTAAGATCAACTTCACGTCTAATATAGACTTTATCAGGTAAATCTAGACAGTCATCTTTAAGCACACGATAAGAAAAACCTTTTAGTTTATCAGCTAATTCATCTAGTCTTTTATAACTACCTATTAATTGCACTCTTCGACCTCCAAAATTTCTATCAATCATATTTGCATATCTATTTCTAAATGCATAAAACGAATCATAACCAAGTAAATAAGAATTTAAAAAACCACATTGAGTATATAAATCTAAAGGTGATTTAGTTACAGGAGAACCAGTAAGAATACGTCTGTATGTAGCTTCTTTACCTAAAGCTAAAATAGATTTAGTTCTTTTAGCACTTGGATTTTTGATTGTAGTAGACTCATCAATTGCTAGCATTGTTTTATGACAACGCATAAATTTAGCTGCAAAGTCTAATCCTTTTTTAGTACTTAACGCTTCAACATTTATAATTAGGATGTGAAGGTCATGTCCAGTTTCGAATAATGTTTGATACTCTTTATCCTTTGTTTTAGATGTTAAAGCAGTCCACAATACCATCTTGGGTTGTATGTGACTAGCTAAATGATTTGGAATTTCTTGTGAAAACCAGTTTCTATAAACACCTTTTGGTGCTACAATAACGGCCCCATTAATTCTACCTTTGTCATAAAGCATAGCCATATTATCAACTAATACTTTTGATTTACCTGTACCCATTTCCATAAAATAACCATACTCAGTTTTATCCCATGATTTTTCTAACGCAGTTAATTGATGTGCGTAAGGCTTAGTCTTAAATTTATAATTCATAATTAATTTCTACTTTCTAGTTGACAATTATATAAATACTATTATATCTTCTGTCAAGAGAAATTAGAAATAGAAATGAAAAATAAAATATTTGAATTATATAAACCAGATTCTTTAAAAGAATTTTTAGACTTTTATAAAAATAATCCTGATGAAAAATTTGTTTATGTTGCACAACAACCACCAAGACACATTAATATTTTAAGTGCGTCTGATTTTGGTTATTTAGTTTTTTGTCTACCTAATAGTGGACCAGAATCACAAGCAATATATTCAACACAACCTTTCGTAAGAAAGATGAAAAAAAATTTACAGGATTTTAGACAACAAGATTATTTATTAGCAATAGGAGATCCTATTATAATTGGGATTTGCAATATTGTTATAAGTGATGTAACAAACGGAAAGTTTAATGTTCTTAAATGGGAGAGAAACGAAAGTAGATACTACCCATTAGAAGTAGACTTTTATAACTAGAAAGTAGAAATATGAGTGAAGTAAATGACATGATGTTAAAAGATTCAAATGATCTTTTAGACAACATAGAAATAACAACTATAGCTGCAGAGTGTGTAAAGCTTAAACAAAAAGAAGATGAAATTGCAGCATTAGAAGAACAATTAAAAACTAAAAAAGCAGAAGCAGATGATATAGGTTCTAGAGTAATACCAGAACTATTAGCTGAACAAGGTTTATCAGAAATTAAATTAGCTGATGGATCTAAAGTATCTGTAAAAAAAGAATTCAGAGCTACAATTCCTAAAGATGAATTGAGAAGAGAACAAGCTCTACAATGGCTTCGTGACCAAGGATTAGGTGACATTATTAAAAACAATGTAACTGTGTCTTTTGGTAAAGGAGAAGATGACAAGGCGGAGCAATTGCTTAACCTTGCAGCTGAAAATGGTTTTGAACCACAACAGAAATCTGATGTGGCTTGGAATACATTAACAGCTCTATATCAGGAGCGTGTACAGGCCGGCCTGGACATGCCTTCTGATAGCTTTAGTCTATGGATTAAAGATAAAACTAAAATAAGCCGGAAATAACTAATGGAGAATGTGTAATGAGTAATGAAGTAATGAAAAAAGACACCGGATCAGTAGCCTTATTTGGTGATGATCTGCAAAAAGGTTTTGAAAATATGACGCAAGAAGATATGGCGTTACCATTTGTCAGAATCTTAGGACAACTATCACCGCAGGTAACTGAAGGTGATGCGAAGTATATAGAAGGTGCTAAACCAGGCATGATCTATAATACTGTTACCAGCGAATGTTTCGATGGTAAGAAAGGTATCAAGGTTATTCCTTGTTACTACAAAAAGGATTATCCAGAATGGTCTGACAGAGGTGATGGTCCAGGTGCTCCTGTAGGAGTTCACCTACCACACAGTCCAGTAATCCAAACAGGTAAGAGAGATGGATCTAAAATTAGATTACCAAATGGTAACTATTTAGAAGAGACAGCTTCTTACTATGTACTGGTTGAAACAAAAGCAGGTGGAATGACACCAGCGTTGATTACTATGAAATCAACCCAGCTTAACGTTAGTAAAAAATGGAATTCTATGATGAAAACCATACAAATATCTGATGGAAAAGGTGGCATGGCTATTCCTCCAATGCATGGGGTTGTGTATAACTTACAATCTGTACTACAAAAGAACGACAAAGGTTCGTGGTATGGTTGGTCTGTTACACAAAACAGAATTATGGGACAGGACGACAAATCTTTATACCTTACGGCTAAAGATTTTAGTGGTACTGCCTCTAAAGGAAACGTGCAAACAAAAGCTGATGTAGAAGAGAAAGCTAAAGATAGTACTCCGTACTAAATTTAGTTTGAAGGGGATCGCAAGATCCCCTTTACAAAGAAATTAGAATGTAATATATGGATAAATTCAAACAAATTTTCAGCGGATTAACTATAGCATATGGCCAATATCAACCCGGTGACAGAGGAGAAAATGGTAGTAAACAACAAGGTAAAGCCTTCATTGTTCGTAAAGACGTCAACGACGAGCTTTGGTCCAATCATTTGGAAGGAAGAGGTCCAGCCCTTGGAATTATCCCTATCACGGATACTAATGATTGTAGGTGGGGGTGCATTGATATTGACGAATATAACTTTGATCACGCTAGCCTCGTTAAAACTATTAGGAATTATAAATTTCCCCTCATAGTTTGTCGTAGTAAATCTGGCGGAGCTCACGTCTTTTTATTCACTAAAGAAAATATACCTGCATCATTGATGCAATCAAAATTAAAATCATTTGCAAAAGTTTTAGGATATGAAGGTTCAGAAATATTTCCTAAACAAACAGAAATTTTAGTGGAACGTGGTGACACTGGAAACTTTTTAAACTTACCTTACCACAATCAAATGAAAGGACTACGTTATGCTATCAACGATAATGGCGCCGGTTGTACACTTGAGGAATTTTATAAGCTCTATGATGTTTACAGTTGCAGCAAAGAAGAAGTCGAAGCGATTAAAACAGAAGAGAAAAAAATAGAAGAAGCATTTCCTGGAGGACCCCCTTGCTTAAACAAGTTAGCTTCAATTGGTTTTGGTGAGGGTTCCAGAAATAATGCACTATTTAATATTGCAGTTTACTATAAGCAATCACATCCAGACACATGGGAAGACGAAATTGTAAAAGCTAATTCACAATATATGGATCCTGCGTTAAGTAATAATGAAGTACAACAGTTAATTAAATCAGTAAACAGAAAAGGTTATGACAAGTATAGATGTAAAGATGCACCTATTAATGCAGTATGTCAGTCTGGTTTATGTAGAACAAAAAGATTTGGTGTAGGATTTGGTGAAGAAGAAATGCCTGTGTTAGGTAGTCTTACAAAATATACATCAACACCACCACAATGGTTTTTAAATGTAGATAAAACTAGAATAGAATTAAAAACAGAACAGTTATATAGCTCACCTTTGTTTGCGTTAGCATGTTTAGATCAAGCTAACTTAGTTGTACCTGTACCTAAACCAAAAGATTGGAAACAACATTTTTTAAAACCTTTAATGCAAAACTTACAAGAAGTAGAACCATTAGAGTCATTGAATCCTACTAATGAAATTACAGGACTCTTGCAAGATTGGACTACTAATAGACAATCAGCAAGAACAATAGATGATATATTTAATAAGTTACCTTTTACAGAAGATGGGTTTACATATTTTAGAATGGAAGATTTTTATTCATTCTTAAAAAAGAATAATTGGGACATGGATAAGATTAAGACAGGTAATTTAATTAAAAGATTAGATGATATTTTTGTAGAAGAAACAAGGTTAAGAGTTAAATCACAACAACCAAGAGTAATTAAAATAAAAACTATGAAAAAATTAGAAGCAACAGTTTCTAAAATTGCCTACCAACAAGAGGATTTTTAATGAAGTATGACAAAGACGTAGGTAAAAATTGGCATTTAAGATTTAGATTAATAATACAAGAACTAACAGAAGAACTAGAACTAACACAAATACAGCTACAAATAGCGGAGAGGAAACTGAAGAAATATGAAGACAATAATACTAGGTCCACCAGGAACGGGAAAGACAACAACATTGTTAAACTTAGTAGACGAATTTCTCAAAGATGGAATAAGACCTAGACAAATTGGGTACTTTTCGTTTACTAAAAAAGCAGCAACAGAGGCGGCTGATCGTGCTGCAGACAAATTTGGATTAGATAAAGATAACGATCTACCTTTTTTTAGAACTCTACATTCATACGCATTTAATCAATTAGGTATGACTAAAGAGAAAATGATGAAGACAGAAGACTATAAGGAATTTGGACAGAAATGTGGCATACCTATTAAGACAGCAAAATTTTCTAATGATGATGGTACGTTTAATTCAGACAATGAATATCTTACAATAATAAATACAGCAGCTGTAAAGCGAATGGACTTATTAGAATACTATGACTCTAGAAAAAATATACTAGACATAGAAAGAAACACATTATTTTTATTAGCAGAGGAATTAAAAAGATTTAAGAAAGAAAAGAATCTAAAAGACTTTAATGATTTGATAGAAGATTTTTTAGCTAAAGAAACTTTAAATAAGTTTGAGGTTTTGTTTATTGATGAAGCACAAGATTTATCTTTGTTGCAATGGGAAATGGTAAGAAAAATTTGGAACCGTGCAGAGAAAACTTACATAGCAGGTGATGATGACCAAGCAATATTTAAATGGGCCGGTGCAGATGTAGATCACTTCATAGCACTTAAAGAAGAAGTCGATGACATTAAAACATTAGACCAATCATATAGAATACCAGGTGGTCCTATACATGAACTATCACAAAAAATAATTAACAAAGTGCAAAATAGATTTCCAAAAGAATATAAACCTAGAGAAGAACAAGGATTATTAAGAAGATATTCTGATATAACACAAGTAGATATGAGTTCAGGTAACTGGTTAGTATTATCTTCTGCAAATTATTTTTTAGAAGATGCCAAAGATTTGTGTGAAATTCAAGGATGGTACTACCAATGTAAAGGAATAAATTCTGTACCATTAAAATTATTGTTAGCATTAAATAATTGGGAGCATTGGCGTAAAGGTGAATTATTAAATCATCTAGAAATTAAAAACATTTATGAATACTTAGGTGACAATGTTTTAGTTGGATTCCAGAAGGGTAAAACTCTTCATTCGGATGCGAAGTATACACTAAAAGAATGTCAAGATCAACACGGGTTACTAACTTCTAACGTTTGGTTTGAATCATTTAATGGTTTAGATCCAATGACAGAAACTTACATTCGTAACATGAGGGCGAATGGAGAAACACTAAATAAAAATCCTCGTATAAAAATGTCAACTATACACGCAGCGAAAGGAGGAGAAGCCGACAACGTTTTGCTTATGCAAGACTTAACAGGTGCAGCGATTGAAACTTTTAGTCATGACCCGGATGAATTACATAGATTATTTTATACCGGAGCGACGAGAGCGAAGCGTGAATTGCATGTGTTAGATCCAAAAAACTTTGATCGAGCTTACATTATATGAAATGTTTTTACTGTAATGCAGAAGTAAGATGGAATAATGATTTTGATACGGAAGATACTTATCCAGATTCAGAACACAATATTGTAAGTATGTATCAGTGTGACGAATGTAATACTTGGTATGAAGTATTTCACGACAAAAAGGAGAAAAAAAATGACTAATAAAGAAATATTTAAGAAAGCAGCATACGACTCATTAGAAAAACAAGTAGGAGGAAAACACTATAAAAATATGAAGATTCAGCCTGCAGAATTTATAAACGAAAACAAGTTGCTTTTCGCAGAGGGCAACGCTATAAAGTATATATGTAGGCACTCTTTGAAGGGGGGCATACAAGATATAGATAAAGCAATACACTATCTTGAAATGGTGAAGGAAAGAGACTACGAATGAGAAGAACACAGATCCCGCTATTTGCACCCGAAACAGAATGGGTTGCACCTCACGAACTAAAAGATTTATCAGGAGCCAAAGAAGTAGCTATTGACTTAGAAACCTATGATCCTGAACTTACTACGTTAGGGTCAGGTAATGTCATAGGAAGAGGGCACATTGCAGGCGTTGCGGTGGCCGTAGAGGGCTGGTCAGGCTATTATCCGATAGGTCATGAGGGTGGTGGAAATATGGATAAAAAGCTCGTTTTAGAGTGGGTCCAAGATCTAGTAAATCAAGAAAAAACTACCTTTATATTTCACAATGCAATGTATGACGTCTGTTGGTTAAGACAGGCCGGTATAAAAATTAGAGGTAAGATTGTAGACACAATGATTGCAGCGTCTTTAATAGATGAGAATAGATTATCTTATGCATTAAATACGTTGGCTAAATTTTATGTAGGTATTGGTAAGAATGAAACATTATTAAATGAAGCAGCTAAAAGTTATTCAATAAATCCTAAATCAGAAATGTATAAACTTCCTGCTATGTATGTAGGTGAGTATGCTGAACGTGATGCTGAAGCTACATTAAAGTTATGGCAAAGATTAATTGTTGAACTACATAACCAAGAACTTATGGATGTATTTAACTTAGAGACAAAATTATTTCCTTGTCTAGTAGATATGAGATTCAAAGGTGTAAGAGTTGATCTTGAACATGCAGACAAATTAAAGAAAAATTTAATGGAACGCGAGGCTAAAATTGTTAATAAAATCAAAGAATTAACAGGAGTTGATGTAGAAATACACGCAGCCCGAAGTATCGCAAAAGCGTTTGACAAATTAAAATTACCATACGACAGAACAGAGAAAAGTAATGAGCCTAGCTTTACTAAAAATTTTTTACAAAACCATCCGCATGAGTTAGCTAGATCAATTGCTGATGCCAGAGAGATTAATAAAGCGCATACAACTTTTATAGATTCAATTACAAAACATTCTGCTAATGGTAGAATCCATGCAGACATAAATCAAATAAGATCAGATCAAGGTGGGACCGTGACTGGTAGATTCTCTATGAGCAATCCAAACTTACAGCAGATTCCAGCGAGGCATCCGGAACTCGGACCGATGATTAGATCTATTTTTATTCCAGAAGAAAATACTAAATGGGGATCGTTTGACTACTCACAACAAGAGCCTAGAATTTTAGTGCATTATGCAAAACTACAAAATTTAGAAGGTGTAGATGAAATTGTTGGCGCATACAACGCCGGAGACGCTGATTTCCACCAGGTCGTGGCCGACATGGCAGGCATAGAACGTAAGCAAGCAAAAACTATTAACCTTGGACTTATGTATGGAATGGGTAAAAATAAATTAATGGCAGAGTTAGGTTTGATGAAAGAATCTGCAGAAAAATTAATAAAACAATATCATGCAAAGGCTCCATTTGTAAAAAAACTTATGGATAATGTAACTCGTAAAGCAGAAGACAGAGGTAAGATTAGAACTTTAGGTGGACGTGCGTGTCATTTTGATCTTTGGCAACCAACACAATTTGGTATATTTAAACCATTACCATTAGAGATGGCTAGAAAAGAATATGATGAACCATTAAAACGTGCGTTTACATACAAGGCATTAAATAAATTAATACAGGGATCAGCAGCTGATATGACTAAAAAAAGTATGGTAGCTTTATATGAAAATGGTATAATACCTCACATACAAATTCATGACGAGGTAGATATCTCTGTTGAATCTGATGAAAAAGCAGAACAAATTATTGAGATAATGGAATCTGCTGTGGAACTAAAGGTTCCAAACAAAGTAGATTATGAGCATGGTAAAAATTGGGGTGAAATAAAATAGTGGCTTATCTTAATGCTAACATTTCACCAATTTATGCTCAAATACGGAAGGAGTATTTATATGATCTCAAAAAACATAAAGGAGAAGTTGAAGACTGTATCATCTTTGGCCTTACAAGCATGGGAGGCAGGGCTATACTATGGCACGCTCTTATGGAAAACGGTGCAATATTTTATCGCCTACCAATTAGCGCGTTTATTCAAAAGGGATTTGACCCATCCAGAGTGCCCACAAGACGACTTGATGAACTGGAGCTCTGGAATTCTTTTAGCTATTATCCTACTGTTACTCATTGGGCTATACTAAGCGCAGCTTCAGGAAAATATATTGGTAAGGATAAACAATGGCATCATGGAAGTTATATGTTTACGGTTGACTGGGCTCACCCGGATGCTAATATACTAGATACTGATCATTCAGAAATACCACACGAACATAAGTGTGCACACATAATTGCCTTAGATGATGGCAATTTTGCAGCTCAACCAAACAATAGATGCATTTGGGATTTACCTTCATTTACCGTTAAGGACAATATTCCTGACTGGAAGGTACAAACAAATGAATGGAACGTAGAAGATACAGGTGCGTGGAAGACACAAGATACCGACAATTTCTTTTATGAGATTGAGGAAAAAAAATGAGGACGTTAAATGAATTTAGTAGATTTGTTAAAGAAAAATATAGTAATGGTACCTGTGGTAGCTTCAGTGCTAGTCGGGACATTTACTGGCGTTCGTTACATTGTAAATCTTACTGACACTATTAATCAAAACGAATTAAGACTTACTAATCTTGAAAGAGATGTAGGTGTATTAGAAAAAAATATTACAGATATTAATACAAGACTATCTTCTGCTGAAGCA